AATTGCATCTTGTAAATCATTGATTTTATTACACATTTTATTACCAACCTGTACGTTTAATTAGAAAAAAAAAATAGAGAGGATTATTTAAATCCTCTCTTTTTCTTAGGAGAAACTATTTAGATTTCTTCTGTGCTGCTTTTTGTTCAGCTTTTAACTTTTTCTGTTCTGCTTTCTTTTGTCCTTTTTCTGCTCTGATTGTAGCTTTAACTTCTTTAATCTTTTGTTTCATTTCAGCTTTCAAAGCATCTTGTTTTTCTGTAAACTCTATTTTGTTCTTAGCAATTTTAGCTAAATATGTAGCTCTAACATCTTTAATTCTACTATCTTGTTTAGAGTTATTAACTTTATCAAGCTGTTTTTGTAAAGAAACTTCAATTTTACTAACTCTTTCTTCTGTTGTAAGTGTTTTAGCTTGACAAGTATTGATAGCCATGCACAAAGCTGTAACTACGATGAAAGTTCTGAATAAATTTAACATGATTTTTCTCCTAAATATAAAATTGATGTAATGTAATTCTAAAATTACACAAACAAGTAATCTTAATGACTACCTGTTTGTGCTTTGTTGTATATGTTATAAGTCTAACATAGCTTGTACTGTTTGTACTTGCAAATCAAACTCATTCTCTTTTGATTCTTGATAATACTTACGAGCTTCAGATAAGATTTGTTCTGAATCTTTAATTTTAGTAGTATCAATATGACCTTCATTATCTGTAATCAATGTTGTAGTCATAGCATCATACATTTGTGCAATATCGGACCAAAGATAATCATATACCTTTGTATCTAGACTGTTATTTACTTTATAAAGAACAGATTTCATTGTATATAAATCATGATGTTCTTTAGCAACACTAAATTCTTCACGCAACATATCAAGATATGCTTTTTGACGTGCAAAGATAGATACGAATGAAGCAATACGATAAATTTCACCATATTGATTTGATGATGTTTGATATAACTTCTGAATATTATCAATTAAAGCATTAACAGCTTCATAATATTCAGGATTAAATGTTTGTTTTTCTGTACCAACAATAGCTTTTGATTTAGACATGTGTTTATCTCCTTAATTAATTTAATGTTATTGTAGAATTAAACATAAGTTCTAAGATGAAAATACGTTTAATTTCATTATTATCTAATTCTTTTACTAATTCTTCATTATAACCATGAGAAATTAGGTATTTTTCTATTTTAATTCTTTTATACATGTTTTAATCTCCTAAGTTAAAGTTAAATTAAATGTAATTAAAAATTACATAAAAATTTAATCTTTTTATGCAACAAGAGTTGTATTTTGTTGTGTTTTTGTAGCTTAAAACAAGTATAAAATTACTATCTACTTGTATTATGCAATGTATTTGTACTTATATTGTATTAATATATACATATATACATATATACTTATACATATTTACATATACATATACAAAAATATAATTAATACATATACTTATATACAAATATTAAACAAAAACATTAATAATATTAACATTAATATTATATTTATTGTAGATTATGTGTAGAAATTTTGATAGCAACCACACTTTCTTTCTACAATTATATAACTTAGATAAACATAAATCAAAGCAGTAACAATATTAATACATCTTATAGTAGTATTATATACATTAACTACAATTACAGGTAGTATGTAACTGGTATATCAAATTCTTAATATCCCCCGTACCAAACAAAAACAGGGGGTTTCTAATGGGCTGAGTGTATGTATATGGATATTAGCTTCACGATGGATTGTAAATATAATACTACCTAGTATCATTATCTTTATTGTATATAATATATTATATATACTGTTAGTTGTATTATACATTCAGTTGGTATGTATATTACTTGAGGTTGTATTATACAACTACAGATAAGTATACATACTAAAAATATGTAAAAAAAGTATTGACAAGTGGTATTTTTATGTTATAATAAATTATCCGCTAAGCGGACGGGGGGATAACAATCCTGTTATTATTGTTTCGTTATTGTATTGCTGCTTTTCATTAATAACGAATTGTTATCTTCTTTTTATTATTATTTCCTTTCATTGTATTTAAATTCCTATAAATATTATTATTAACCATTTCTCTTTATTAAAGTTAAAACTAATACACAGCATTAACGTGCTGTGTATTTTTATTTACTACAAATCTATTGATTTGTTACATCAATCTAGCAAATATCATTAACAATATTAGTAATTAACAACAATTAACCATAAATCTGTAGATTTATGACATCAATTTAGCACAGTTCGTTTAGTTATTGTAATTATTATTAACGTTTTATATTTATTAGTATTGTTATTGTATATATTATATAATAATACTAGTATTATATACTTGTATTAATATTAATTATATAATATATAATACAATACCGAACGTAGTGAGGTATTAATTATACAATACAGCATACATATATAATAATAACATTACCAGCAACATAAACAGGAAGCATAAGTACGTAACGCTGACGCTTGTATGGTAAAATAATAAAAATAACACTTGACATGTGATGAATTGTGTGTAATTATACTTAACAACAGGAGAATTAAATGGAAATATTACTACCAAACGGACAAAGAGTTCAGAAGATTGAAGCAGATATAACAAAATCTGCTACAGTTATTAAAACTAATACACAATTACAACAAGAAGATGCAAGAATACGACACAGGATTGATGAATTACCGTTACAAACTGGTAAAATGAATACTATTTCTGTTGTATTATCGTACTATTTATTTGGATTATCAACACGTGATATTAGTATTATTACTAAATTACCTGAAGATCAAGTACAAAATATCATAATGTTACCAGCCTTTGATCAGATGTTAAAAGCTGTTACTAAGTCAATTATAGAGAACGATACACAAGATGTACGAGATTTTATTAGTAAACAAACTAAAAAAGCTGCATCAAAAGTTGTTGAGATTATGGAAACAGCATCACCTAAATTTGCACTTGAAGCTGCTAAAGATTTATTGGATCGTGGTGGACATAGACCTGTAGATATAGTTGAACACGTAAACAAGATGGACGGAGAATTACGAATTGTACATATTCGTAAAGATGAAACTAAAGAAAAAGCTATTCAAGATGTAGAATTTGAGGAGATTAAATAGTGATAAAGTTCTATTATGGTACAATGGGTGCTGGTAAAACTACTGAACTCATTAAAACTTATGATATTTATAAACGAAAAGGACTTGAACCAGTAATACTTAAACCAGCTATTGATACTAGAGAAGGTAAACAAGAAGGTTGGGGAATTACAACAAGCAGAATTACTAAAGAATCAGTGCCTTGTTATTATTACAATGATATTCTTGATATATACAAACTGAAAAATAAATCAATACTTGTTGATGAATGTCAGTTTATGAAACCTAGTGATGTTGCTTATCTTGTATGTTATGCAGATGAATGTAATATACCATTACTTAGTTACGGATTAAAAACAGATGTTAATGGAAATTTGTTTGAAGGTGCAAAGAAATGGTTAGCTTTATCTGATATTAGTGTAGAGCTTGAGAATTTATGTCAAGTTGAAGGTTGTACTAATAAAGCTATACTACATAAACGATTTGTTAGTGGAAAACCTGATAAAAGTACACAATCAATTGTTATAGATGGTGTAGATAATGTAACATATTTATCAGTTTGTCGTAAACATTGGAGAGAATAACATGAGTTTACCAGAATATCGTATCATTGATGGAAGTTTACAAGACAGATTTATGAAGTTACGTACTAAAATACAGTTTTATGGTGGTGGTTTTGGTAATGGTAAAACATCTGGTACATGTGTTAAAGCTATTCAATTAATGAAAGATTATCCTGGTAGTCATGGTGCAGTACTTAGAGAAACATTACCTAAAGTTACAGGTACTACAATGAAAGAATTTTTTAAGTGGTTACCTAAAACATGGATCAAAAGTTTTAATAAAGCTGATCGAATGCTAACATTAGTTAATGGTAGTACTTGTGTTTTTAGTTATTTAATGCAACAAGGAAGTGGAAGTGATACAACTTCTAACGTATTATCAGCAACATTTGATTGGGCTTTAGTTGATCAAGTTGAAGATCCTGGAATTGTTTATAAAGATTTTACAGATTTACTTGGACGATTAAGAGGTAGTGCAAAATATGTTGGTGATGATCCAACAATGCCTGAAACAGGACCAAGATGGCTGTTTCTTGCATGTAACCCAACACGAAATTGGGTATATAAGAAACTAATTGAACCATATCAACGTTATAAAGCAACAGGAATTATTACTCCTGATCTAATTTATAATACAAATAAACATGAATTGATGATAGAAGTTGTTGAAGGTAGTACTTATGAAAACAAAGATAATATACCTGAAGACTTTATTGAAACACTTGAGATGACTTATACTGGACAAATGAAAGATAGGTTCTTAAATGGTGAATGGGCTGGTTATGAAGGATTAGTTTATCCAGATTTTGATACAAATAGAAACGTAATTCCACATTCTTGGTGTGTTGAGTATTATAATTCGCTATCATCTAAGTATAATCTTGAAATTATTGAAGGATTTGATTATGGTTTAGCTGTTCCTAGTTGTTATATGTTAGGTTTTGTTGATCCATATGGTAATATAATTCTACTTGATGGTTATTATGAAAAAGAAAAACCACCTGAATATATTGCAACAGAAATTACTAAAATTAGAATGAAGTATGGTATTTATGATAAAGAAATTTTAGCAGATCCAGCTATATTCAAACGTACAATTATAGAAAATAACAAAACATTATCTCTTGCTGATATTATGTTTCAAGATTATAATATACGAATGATACCAGCACAAAATGATATTCTTAGTGGTATTGCTAAAGTAACAGGATATTTGAATGTATCTCAACATCATCAAAATCCATTTACTAAGAATTATAATGCACCATATCTTTATGTTAGTGATAAACTTGAGTTCTTTGAAACAGAGATTGGTAATTATTACTGGCAAAAAGGAGCTAAAGACGATTATAAGGATTTACCATACGATAAAGATGATCATGCTATGGATACATTAAAATATATGTTGACATACAGACCAAATATTAGTACATTAATTACAGAGAAAAAGAAACAAAACTCAATCCCAACAACATGGACGGAGATAGATGATGACGAATATTGATGAAAATGATATACCAGAAGATATTAATAAACAACTTGATGAAACAATAGGAGTTGAACATGTCGAACAGGAAAATTATACTCCTACTTATAGAGTATATGGTGAAAGTAAGATACCAGTATCAGAATCAGAATCAAAACTATGGAGTATTCGTAAAGATCAGGCTCTAAAAGTTATGGAAGATGTAAAAGATCAATGGGAAATTACATACAAATACTTCAATTCAGATCAAGTAGATATTAGAGATGATGGTAGTTTTGAATTTAAGACTGATTCAAAGTTACGAAATAACAATAACTGTACTGAAAATTTAGTATGGGCAAATAATATTGGTATGATTCCAGCACTATATTCACAAGATCCAGCAGTTGAAGTTACTAATAATAAAGATAAAGATGAAGAATTAAATAAGATGTCAACAATGATTGAACGTCTTGTTAATGTTCTGTTAAAAAGAAGATCTACTCCTGGTTTACATATTAAACCGAAAGCACGTAAAGCAATTCTTAATGCTTTATTAACAAACAGAGGTATTATTAAGATCGGTTATAATTTCAAAATAGATGGTAACGAAAATTTAATACAAGAAATCAAACAGTTAGGTGAACAGCTATCTGAAGCTAAAGATGTTAATGAAGTAAAAGATATTGAAGGTAAGATACAAGCATTAGAAGAAACGATTAATCTTAATACTCAATCTGGACCATATGCTAAACATATTAGACCTTTTGATTTATTAATTGATCCACAAGCATTAGAACAAGATGGTACTGATGCTAATTGGATTATGGAAAGAGAATTTATACCAACTGAATATCTCAAAGCTAAATTCGGTATTGATGATGAAGATGATAATACAGTTAAATCTGTTTATAATCCTGATAAAGTATTACCAGTTAATTCAAAAGAATTATCTGAAAATGATGATGAAGATAATGTTTTAGCTGATGAAAATATAACCAGTTATCAAAATTTAGGATATGATAATTACGAAAACTATAAGAAAAGTTGTTTAACTGAATGTTACTGGGTATGGGATAAAGTTAAAAGACGTGTATATTTGTATAGTAATAAATGTTGGAATTTTCCTATTTGGGTATGGGAAGATCCTTATCAACTTGATGAGTTCTTTCCTTATTATATACTAAACTTCCATGAATCACCTAATGCAAGTTTATGTAAAGGAGAAACTTCTTATTACTTAGATCAACAAGATACAATAAATATGATTAATTCACAACTAGTTAAAATGAGAGAGTTTGGATTTAAACATTATTTATATGATGCAAACAGTGGTGTTGATGCTAAAGAAATACAAAAATGGTTGAATGGTAAACAGTCTGTTGTTGGAATTAAATTACCGCCTAATAAAAAGATAGATGAAATACTTTACGCTGGATCTATACCAACAGATAAAAATCAAGCATTGTATGATAAAACAGATTTACAACGAGTTGTTGATATGATTAGTGGTACAGATGCAACAACAAGAAGTGGTGAATATAAAACTAATACAACAAACTTAGCAATTCAAAGTTATATTGCTGGTAAAAGTATACGACTTGATGATAAACGTGATTTAATTGAGAACTGGTTAGGTAATATCGGTTGGGGTATTGCACAATTATGTTTACAGTTTATGGATATTAATCAAGTTAGTAATTTAATTGGTAAAGAAAATGCAAAGTTATGGAGAAATATAGATAAGAATGAAATAACTTCCACATTCTCTGTACAATGTGTAGGGGGATCTACTGTAAAACCTACATCAGATAACAAAAAACAACAAGCTTTACAAATAGCTCAAGTTTTAGGACAGTTCGCTTCGGCTACTCCTTATGTTGTTATCGTAATGTTACAGGTATTACAGCGTGCTATTGATGAAGTAGTTGTTAAAGAAGAGGATATTGAATTGATTAAAAATTCTATATTACAATCAATGCAAGCTCAACAACAACAAGCTCAACAACAAGCACAATTAGATAACGCAAAGGCTCAACAAGCCAATGCAGAAACTGACAAAAATGTTGCAGAAACAGCACAGATTATGTCAGCTGTTAATGGACAAAATGAAATTGCAAATCAACAAACGCCTGAAATGTTATTAGGTAGATAATAGGAGAACACAAAATGACAGAAGATGAAAACAATTTATTAGATGAACAACTGAATGATGCTTTTAGTTCAGATGGAGATTTTAATAATGATACAGAAGAAAATACACAAACAACAGAAGATTACAACGAAGGCTCTGAAACACTTGATGACCTTATACAAGGTCAGCAAGAAACAACAACAGAGAAAGATACGAAGAATAATCAAGAAATCAATAATACTCAACAAAGCATACAACAACCAACAAATAAACGAACAAGAAATAATAATTCCAAAGATTTAGTTGATGAAAATGGAAATGTTATCGCAAAGGCTGGAGCTGAACGAAGATTTTATGAAGAAAATGTAAAACTTAAACGTGATCGTGATGTATTTAATACACAAGTTTTACCTAAAATTCGTGAACAGTATGATGCTATGAAACAAAGAGTTGAAACTTATCAACAAACTTTTAATGCTTTACGTGCTAGTGATATGACACCTGAAGATATACAAACAGGTATTGAATTAATGCGTAAATGGAAACAGTCACCACAAGAAACTTTAAAATACTTGTTGACAAATGCTAAAAGTTATGGTATTAATGTAGAAGGTTTAACATCAGGAGTTGATGTAGCTGCAATTAACCAGATGTTAGATGAAAAATTACAACCTTTCATGCAAGAAAGAGAAGCTAGATTACAAGAGATTCAAATTAAGAATCAAGCTCAAAATGAATATAACAACTTTATGCAGAGATTTCCAGATGCTAAAGTACATACAAAAGAACTTGCATACTTAATTAGAAAACAACCTAATCTGTCATTAGATTCTGCTTATTATATGTTAAGAACTCATTATGCAGAAAATGGATTTGATTTTAATACACCACTTGAGCAAATACTCAAAGGTAGACAACAAAAACCAAACAATGCATCATTTAATATGCCTAATACAAATCAGACAATTAACGGTGCAAATTTAAATAAAAATGTAGCTTCTGTTAATACATCTTATAATGATATTATCAAAAGTGTACTAAGAGATAATAAATTTTAATTAAATATGGAGTAAATAAAATGGGAAGTCCTGTAATTGAAACAGTCTTGCATGCTACGTTAGAGAAATCACGTAAAAAATTGTTGTTTGCTGCAGTTAAAGCAAATGCTTTTTATTCTTATGCAATGGCTTCAAATAAAATTGAATATGAAGATGGTGGACGTGAAATTTCTAATCCGCTTATCACTGGTCGAAATCCGAATGTAAAATCTTATTCTTACTATGATGAATTGCCAGTAAATCAGACTAATGAATTTAATACAGTTCGTTATGGCTGGTCACGTGTTGCTGGTACTGTAATTATTTCAGATCAAGAAGTAGATGAAAACAGAGGTGCTTCTGAAATTTTCAAAATTCTTAAAGGTAAAATGGACGTACTTGAAGAATCAATTAAAGAAAAATTCCAGAACTATCTGTTCGGTGCTGGTATTGGTAAAGATCCAAACGGTTTAGCTTTGTTAGTTCCAGATAATCCTAATACTGGTTCTTTGGGTGGAATTAATCGTGAAGATGAGCCACAGTGGAGAACAATGGCTAAACATTATGCTGGTTCACTGAATAAACAGAACATTGAAGAAGAGTTTGATGATATTTTGTTGGATATGAAACAAGGTAAAAATGAAAAACCTGATCTGATTCTGTGTGGTCGTAACATTTATAGAATGTATCGTGCTGCTATTCGTGACAAAATTTCTATCTTGCGTGATGGTTCTTATGTAGGTAAAAAGATGTATGATCTTGGTTTCGAAGGTGTATCTTTTGGTGGAGTTACAATGCTTTTTGATGAAGATTGTCCAGCTGATAAAGCATACTTCTTGAATACTACATACTTGAAATTGCATGTAATGAAACATGTTAATATGAAAGTTAAAGAATTGTCTGCTCCATGGACTCAAGATTGTGTTGGTCGTCGTATTGTATGGCAAGGACAGATGTGTTTGTGGAAAGCAAATCGTACACAATGTGTAGTATCTAACAACTAATTAATATTAAAACAGGAGAACTGATTATGAAAACTATGATTAAAGACATTAAACCAATTAAAGTTAAGAAAAATGTAATTAAATTCGATAAAAACGATAAAAAGATTACAAAAACTGTAATAGAAGATGCTTATTTAGTTACTATGTTGAATGGTAATTCTATAGCATTAACATTAAAACAGATGGACGAACTTAATATTGATGTAGATGGTTCAAGAAGAGATAGTTCAGTTGATTATGAGGATATTGAAGATGATAACATTATTGAAGAAAATGATCCTGTTGTTGAATCTGGTCCAAAATTTACAACAAACATTCAGAAAAATCAAGAAGAAGTAATCAGTTCTACTGATAATAGTAACAATAAAGGAGAGTAATATGTCAAATATTGCAATGATTAATGGATATACACCACTTGCTACATTCTCTGGTAATGTAATTAACAACATGTGTGTAGTTGATTTCGGTAAACTCGCTCCAGCTAAAACTTTGATGATGGTTAAAGCTGAAGCTAATAAAACAGCTGTTGTTGATTTTGAAGATTCTTTGATTGAAGTTGATGCACAGTATGGTGCTGTATTGTCACTTAAAGGTTCTGCAGCAATTACCGATGTAGCTAAGATTACTGGTTATGATTATTTAGGTCAAAAGATTTACGAAGAAATTACATTAACAGGTACAACTGCTGTTGAAGGTAAAAAAGCTTTCAAATATATTCAGCAGATTGTAATTGATGCAACTGTTGCTGCTAATGTAACTGTATCAAGATCTTTGAAACTTGGTTTACCTTATCGTACTGCTAAAGTTGTAGCAGAAACTCGTGATGGTGTTGTAAGTACTACTGGTGTTTTGGTAGCTCCTGTAAATACTGCTCAATCAGCATCAACAGGTGATCCAAGAGGTCTGTTTGATCTGAAAACTTATGCATCGGCTGCTCATGTTGTAGCTGTATTGTTAGTAAGTCCAGAGATTTTTGAAATTGATGGTAAAGAAGTTGGTGGTTTGTTTGGTATTCCTCACTTTGCTTAATCATTAAATTCAAAATAGTAAAAAGAGATGCAATTATTATTCCTAGTTCTTCTGTGTTGCATCTCTTTTACTTTATTATAGAGGTATATTATGAGTAAATATAAGAAATTTTCTAAACTTGTTCAAGAAGTTATCAAGTCTTTGTCTATGTATTCAGGAACATCTGTACAAATTTATGCAGAAGACAGGATTGCTATGATGTTACAAAGATGTTATAATCAATTATTTGATGATCATTATTGGACAGATACAATTGAATGGTTTAAGTACACATTAAGTGGTTTCGATGGATTATGTAATGAAGATGTTGGTAAAGATATTACAAGTTTTCATGATATTATGAATATTAGTACAGAGAATAATCCACAATATTCATTACGTAAATTACACACAACTACAAATCCTTATTTAATTGTTGGAGATACACCTACATATTATACTTCTACAAATATAGATAACAAAATATTTCGAATTGTACCATTTGATGCTAAAGGTACAATATATGTACAAGCTAGAAAAAGAATTACAGAATTTGACGAAGAAACAATAGTTAACATTGATCCTGATTTATTGATACTGCATGTTTGTTGGGAATATTGTATTGATGATGGTAATAATAAGACAGCTGCTGATAAATTTATGCAGATGTTTACTGAACGAAAAAATACATTATTAGCACTTGAAAATCAAGGAACTTTTGATTATAATGATGAAGAAGCTTATGTAGGTAATAATTCTTGGAGATAAAACAATGGCTAATTTTGAATCATTAAAGACAACTACTTTACGAGATTTTGGTGGTGGACTAGATGTTGTTCATGATGATTTGAATATGGATAGTAAATACTCTAAGATTGAACGTAATATGTTCTTGAATATTGACGGCACTAAAGCTAAAAGATACGGTACTCATTATGAATTTGACTTAAAAGGATTTAATGAGAATGAGGTATATCAAGGTTCAGGTACATTTGAACAGAATAAAGAAGTAACTATACAACAAGATACTGTACATGATATAAATGAAAGTTCTAAAATTAAAATTATATCACCAACTGAGTTAGCTGGTGAATATAATATTGATCATTTATGGAGTGCTTCTACTTTTGCATATATAACTATCAATAAAACTACAACAGGTACAAGATATGATACAGTTACTTATCAAATAGGTAATAAAAATTCTTCAGGTACTTATACATATTCACCTAATGTTACTGATTATGCAGAAGTTATAACAAAAGATAAACAAATACGATTACACTATTCTAAAAATCCTAAGATATTAACAGGATATAAAATTAAAATTACTAAACCTTCAGCATTACAAGGAATTTATACAGTTCTTTATGCTAATGATACGACAATACAATTTACAGTTCCTAAAGATGCAACCGTTTCTGGTCCAATTGAATATACATATACAAATACTTTTGGTACAGTTTATAACAAATATTCAAGTACTTCTTCATTTAAGTTAAAGAATTACTTAAACTTTACATTACAACAGAACAATAGATACTTAAAACTGTATGCTGGTAATAAAATAAAAATATCTGGCTCTAGTTATGATATAAACAAAGAGTATATAATAACTAAAACAGATAACAATACAATGACTATTGATCTAGGTAATTATACAATATCAGCAGCAACAGTAACTTTTAAAGCTAATAATTTAAACAGAAATATTAAAGGTACAAGAATTATTGATTGTACTTATTATGTAGATAAAATTATAGCAGTATCTGATATTGGTGAAGTTGTTATGATAGGCGGTACTGGTTTTGCTGATAAACCTTGGGAATCTGTTATTATATTTAATGATACAATAGCTAAAACAATTAACCTTGAAACAGGAATTGAAGGTTGGCATAAAACTGATTCTGTATCTTTTGCTGTGTTTAATGGTATATTAACTATTTGGAATGGTAGAGATAAACCTTTGGCTGTAGATTTTACACAAACAAATCCTTGTAACTATTTAATTGATGCAGCTACTGGATCTAATGCTAATGTACCAATAGCAAAATACGCTCTAGCTTTTAACCATTATCTAGTTTGTGCTAATATTTTTGATGATATTGAACAGAAACAATATTCAGATCGTATTAGTATTTCAGCTAGAGATAGTATTGGTACTTTTTATTCAGGTAGTTCAGATGATGTAGATAACGATGGTGTTTATATTGATTTAGGTAAAATTATTTCAGCTAATAAACAAGTAATAAAAGGATTAAGTCGTTATCGTGATAAAATTGCTGTGGGTTTTGATGAAGTTACTGTATTCGGTACATTAGGAAGTTATACTGAAACAACAGAAACTATTAATAATCAAACAATAACAACAAAACAACATGTACCTAACTTTGAAGATGTAATTAGTAACCATGGTTGTATATCAGGTCGTACTTATGCTAACATTAAATCAGAATTAGTATGCTTAGATTATTCAGGTATTCCTTTATTTAGACGTTCTAATGTATATTCTAGTATTATACCAACAAGAATTAGTGAATTAATTGCACCAGATCTGTATCAATCATTCACAGGATTAACAGAAGATGCTATAGAAAACAGAATATTTAGTGTAATTAATCCAAAGAATAATCAGTATTTATTATTTATACCTAATTCTGATACATATAATACAACAACTGAATATAGATGTTATGCTTATACAATGGACAATTCAAATACTGTTGCTGGTGGTTGGTCTTTATTCACTGGTTGGAATTTTCAATGTGGATTAACAACAGCACTTAATGAAGTTTTGTTATGTGATACTACTAAATTCTACAGTTTAGGTAATGTTGAACGTCCTTATTATGCAGATTTTATTGATGATCCTAACTATCCACCACAAGATGAAGAAGATGTTAGTGGTAAAGAGATAGAATTTGAATGGGAATTTCCATGGGCAGACTTCGGAAATAGAGCTTCTGTTAAAAATACTAGATATTTATCACTATCTACAACAGGTTTAGCTAAATTTGATGTTGACTTATATGTAGATTACTTCTATTATAAAGTAAATGAAAGTGACGAAGCCATACAAGAAAAAGAACCACATCTTAGTTTAAACTTTGTTGGTGGTGATTCAAATGGTTATGGTAACGGACAACAACCTTATGGTGGTGGAAGAAGAACTAACACAGAACAACTGTTTGCTTATCCATGTAGATTTAAGATTTGTAAATTTAATATCAATGGATCTAGTAAATATAAATTGAATATTAATAGTATAACTATTTATTATCAAGAAGGGAACATAAGAATATGACAGGTAGTATAAAGACAAAAACACCAAGATTCAAATTAATTATACCACAGTTTAATATTGCTACTTGGCATGATTATATAGAAGATAACTTTAGAGCAATTGATGCTTTGTTCTATAATATTTTTGATATTCAAAAATTTAAAGGATCATGGAATAAAGTAACGGATTATAAAGTTAATGATGTATTATTTATTCCTGAAGATTATGAAGTTGATGAAACAGGACAATTAAAGAAAGATGATCAAGGTGAATTAATTGTATCAGAGTTTTCTGGTCGTATGGTTAAAGTACTTAAAGATCATACAACAGATAATTCTGATTATTTCTCTTTGTATTATTTTAATCATAAAGATGAATATGAACTGTTTGCCGATGCTAGTACTGCACAAAAATTTGCACAAGAAGCTAAAAAATCAGAATTACAAGCACAACAACATGTAAAGTCTGCTGCAAGTCAAGTACAATTAGCCAAAAATCAAGTAGAATTAGCAAAAGGTTATGCTGATCAAGCAAAAAATAATGCAACAGATGCAACAGAACAGGTTGAATTATGTAAAGAGCAAGTACAGTTAGCTAAAAATGAAGTAACAAATGCTCAACAAGAAGTTACTAATGCACAAGAACAGGTACAGCTTGCTTCAAATGAGGTTGATAAAGCTAAAACTGAGGTAAATAATGCTAAAGAACAAGTAACTTTAGCAGCCAATCAGGTAGATTTAGCTAAACAAGAAGTAGTTAATGCTAAACATTATGCAGATCTAGCAGCAGAAAGTGCTATACTATCACAAAAGATTAGAGTTATAAATAATGTTATAGTACCTGTTGCTTCTTGGATTAACAATTCTTCTTCTTCTAATTATCCACAAAAAGCATTGATTAATATAGATAATGTAACAGAAGATCAAATTGTTGATGTATATTTTGCAGAATCTGAAGCAGTTAGTGGTAATTATTCACCAGTAACAGATTCAGTTGATGGTGGTGTTTATATTTATGCTAAACAAGTACCATCATCTGATATAACAATTCCATCAATATTAATTTTTAAGTGAGGTTAATATGCAAGGTAAAACAAATGTAGCATCATCAAGTGGACAACAATCAGGTACTAATACATATAAAGCTAAATTAATTTTAACTGCTGTGATTAAGGGTGGAGATCCTGAATCAGAAGAAGAAATTGTTAATGAAGCTGTACAAGTTTTGGAGAATATATAATGAGTGATATCTTAGATTTAGCAAATAATATTGCAACAAGTAAAGAAAATATACGACAAGCAATTGTTAATAAAAAAGTTGAATGTGATAATACAGTACCATTTAATCAATATGCAGATAAAATTTCTCAGATTAGATTAGCTTCAGATTATAGTGATGTAGTTTCTTTAGATGCTATTAACTATACAGGACAGAGTATTAAAAAGGGTGATAAAGTTTGGATTGTTCCAAATATTACAAAAGATCAAACAGAATTTAATGCTTATGGAGCTGCTAGTAATGGGTATTATGTTAGTAGAGATGGTCAAAAAATAATTGGATATCAAGGAATTGTTTATACTGATACAAAAGAAGTTTTAGGTAATTATAATAATACTGATAACATTCGTTTTGTTTGGGGAGTTGATGATATCTATGGTTATGATAGTGCTGCTCAAAACTTAGCTAGTACTTCATATAGTATAGATAATACGAGTTTATTAAAAAATAATGGAAAAACTTTATCAGATTGTTATATATATGAAGATATTTATATGCAAAATGATACAACAAATAAAAAAAGACAAATACTTATAAATAATAAACAAGATAAAATAAACCTTATTCCTGGCAGTAATGAAAATTTTATTGGTTATGCTTATACTTGTTTTGATAGAGTTCATTCTATTTTGTTTTGTGCTTCTAATAGTAGTGGTAGTTATTTTTACACGAATGCTTATAAATTAGATAAAATAAATAAAACAGTAACTTATAAAAGATTTATTAATGTAGGCTCTTCTAACACTCTTTTTGCTTGTACATCTGATGGTAAATATCAATTCTACTATTTAAATGGACAATATGCTTCAGGTATATCAGCAACTAGTTATGATGCTGCAAATAACAAATTTTCATTACCTGATTATGAAAAAATGAATAGTGATTTTCCTAATTTATTTGAAAGATCTTCAACATATGCAAAATATAATCAAATTGATGATGTACTTTATATATTAGATTATAATAATGCTTCAAATACCAAACCTTTTTATGGATATGCTTATAAGTATGATACAAATACTCAAAGTTTCTATTTACTTAATAAAGTAGAATTTCCTAAAGAAGCTTATTATTCAACAAACAGTACATATATTACAGGATCTGCTGATGGTAAAATATTAGTTCAATATAAAAGATGGACTAAATCAACTGAATCAGCATATAAATATAAAGCTGTATCTACTTTATATAATAATTCTGGAGCTTTGTCTGGTATTGCAGAAGAAAATGCAACAACTAACCAATCATTTAAAGTAGGTGTTGTTTTAGGTCCTCAAACAGAATTAACTGTTACTACTAATACTGATAATGTAAAATTAACTGTGGAGTAATAATATGAGTACTACATTAACTAAAAATATAAGAAAACATATTCCGTATAAAATCACTGCTAAAAAACAAGGATTTTATGAAAAACAAATAACTCAAACATTTACTGAGGATAATCCTACTTTAGATTTAGGAGATCTTACTCCTTATGATGGATTAAAATATACAGCTGATAACAGAGTTCCTAATTATAGAACAACTACTCTTGATTTTACAAATACAGTCTTACCTTTTGCTGATAATACGAAACAGAAACTAAAAACAACTAAATACTGTTTACATGATTATAGATATAAATATAAAATACCTGAATATAGAGCATATTTTGGATTTGGTACTGTAGGACAAGGACCAAAAACATATGAAGGAAGTTCTATTAATAATGAAAATTATATTTATGGTTTTGATTCTGTAAACTTTCTAAAAAAGGTTCTTGATAATACAGACACTATTTATAGTATAAATTCTTTATATAAATTTAAATATAAAAAAAGTAGTAAAGGAAATAGATTATTTTATTATAATGATTATCATATGTTTGAAATTCGTAGTAATGATAAATTTTATGTTGGAGGTACTTATGGTTCTACAGTATTAGAAGATAATAAAGATTATTGGATTCAAGTATTTACAACTAAGACACATGTTACAGTTAAATTAAGCACTGATGGTACTAATTATAACACAGAAATTGATAAAGATGCTAATGTTTCTTTTACTACTAGTTATGGTAGATATTGTGTTGGTAGTTGTACTAGTAATTATATTTTTAGTGGTTATATTTATTATAATGCTTCATCAGTTGTTGTACGTTGGGGAACTGGTGCAACTAGTGACACAAGAAAAACCTATACATTTATACCAAATTATTTCAGTAAAGAAATTAATGGTACTTTTACTAATTCATCTGATTTTTATAAATATGGAACTTCAATAAAAAATAATGTATTTATTTATCCACCAGAAGATGAAAAATATACTGCTATGGGATTTCAAACTAAATGCAAAGTTTCTAAAGAAGAAAATTTTAAAGTTTCTTTTAATAAAGCAATAGGAAGTCAATATGTTCCTTTTGAAATAAAAGGAATTTTACAAATTTTACCATCAACTTATTATAATAAATTAAGAATTAGTTATAAACAAAGCAAAGATGGTTCTTTTATTAATAAAGATATAGCATTACAAAATAAAAATGATTATCAAAATATTATAGTTAAATTTAAAGATACAGGAATATCTATTGGATATTGTACAGGTAGTGGATCAACAAACTATACCTATACAGACATAACAGATACTTGGTACGAAGAAGGTGAATATGATTTAGGAATTCATGGTAGTTATAGACTTAATAATGGTACTATTTTTGATGCTATAACAGATCCAGTAGAAATAAATCTTAGTGGTATTCCTGGTTTACCTTATATATCAGAAACATATCAAGGTATTTTATATAAATTTAATTATGTAAATGCTAATAGTAATTATAGCTGTTATTGTGATTCAAATAATAGAGTAGTTTTAGTTGATATGGCTATGATTGATGAAAGTATTTATACTAATTTAGGTAAAGTTAGATTAAATAAAGTTACTCAAGATGAAAACGATCAAATTGTAGAAAATCCAATAATACATCTTGACGTCTAATAAATTTTATGTTAAATTATTATGTGAAGAAGAACTAAAGGACTAAATAATGAATATTAGAACATTTATAATTTTGGTATATTCTATACTTTTCTGTACTACTTTATCTATAATAGCTGTATCAAGTTTATTTGGTTATTATATTTATAAAAGTTATGAGAGTTCAGATGTATCTATTCAAGCAACACAAGATGGTTTAAACAATAAACAAGAGGTAAATAATGAAAAATAAACAAACAGTTAAAGTTACTTACCATAAACCAAGAGGTGGTAAAGGTGGTAAAGGTGGACGTGGTTAGTTCAAAACTAATACGATTAATTATAACAGGACTACTACATTTTTCAGGTAAAGTATGTCCTGTTTTTATTTATGCACTAATCACTGAATTAAAATTAGACAAAAGAACAGAAGAAATAGTTATATTACGTTATATAAATAATGAAAAATTTGAAGCAATACCAGATCTGTTAAAAAGTCGTTGTGAATTACGACAGGTATTTAAATTACATCAACAATTCATAAATAATTTGTATCATCTTGTAATTACGTATAAAATCAAGTCATAATCTGTACATAACTTTGTGTATAATATTACAGTATATTGTATGTATAGAACAATTAAGTTCTATATAACAAGGAGATAATATTATGCAAATTGAAACATCAAAAGGAACACAAGAAGTAGCTGGTGGTGGTACTACTGCACTCGGTATTATTGGTACTGTGTTGGGTGGTTTAGCTGTAGCGAATGGTTCAAATGGTAATGGATTTAATCTGTTTGGTAATAATAGTAATAATGCTTCTAAAACAGATCTAGCTTATGTACAAGAATTAGGTAAAAAGGATTCTGAAATTGCTCTGTTAAAATCAGAACAGAATACAGAAGTTAAGATTGCTGATGTTTATGATAGATTAGTAAGTAAAATTAATGCTAATTATAAAGAACAGTCTGATTGGAATGCACAACAGATGGTTAATAACTGTCAAATGTCATCAGCAATTGCTGTAAATTCTAACAATATTACAGCATTACAGAGTTCTGTTGCAGCTATTACTAAAGTTATAGTACCAAAGAGTGTAATTTGTCCTGAAGTAATGGAACGTTATAACTCTTGGACTGCTCCAACAGCACAAGCTTCAACAACTGCTGAAGGTAAATAGTCATGGAAATGGTTGATATATCTCAAAAAGAGTTAGATCTTTTTGAACAGGCTGTTCTAACTGATTTATTTGGTGGCTATTCACAAGATAAATTTATATATAGAAGTGGTTTTCTGAAATTAGATTTAACTAAAAAAGTACAATCAATAATCACTAAGTTTGAGAACTTTGTACGTCCTTTATTAGATGATGAAGGTTATATAAATTCTGAAACAATACAAAGTTATCTTAATGAAGAGTATATAAAAATTCCTCAAGGTAGATACAGACTTATTGAATTGTACAGAGATTATCAACCATACATACTACAACTAGCAACATTATTTAAGGAGTTAGGATAATGGATAGTAATATTATATTGCAAAGATTAGAAGAAGATTGTGAACGTATGAATAAAATGTCTGAAAAACTTGAAATGTTTATGCAGAAACATACAGTTTGGTCTTTATATGAGATTGGTTTGGTAGTGGATATTATAAAAGATATGTCAACTATTGAAAAGAATTACATAAAATCTCATAAATTATTACAAGAATCAAGTATAGAACGAGTATAAAATGCTTGACAATTAATAGATGTTGATGTTATGGTATATTTAAAGGAGATTATCATGGCATCAACATCTAAAGAAATGACAAAAGATCATGAATTATTGATCAGAATAGATGAAAGACTATTAGCTCTAGTTAATAGAATGACAAGTATAGAACAAATGATGAAAGATCATCAACAACAATCTGACAGTAATAAAATTAAGATCGAAACATTATATAAAGATATTTATGGTACTAAAACAAGTGAAGGTATCATAACTAAAGTAGAAAAACATGATAAACTCTTAACAAAAGCAATGGTATGCTTTACAATAACAGGTGTTGTTATTGATTTTCTTTTTAATCTATTCATAAAAGGCAGTAACTAATGAACAATAAGCAACTACATGATGCTATATACAATATTCTTTTATCATTAAAACTGTATAGTAATGATAGTATAGTAAAAATGATCTTTGAAACTGCATGTGTTGAATCGAATTGTGGTGAATATATAAAACAAATCAATGGTCCTGCATGTGGTATATTTCAAATTGAACCAAATACAGCTCAAGATATTATAGATAATTACATAAAATATAGATCTCGTTATAAAGATATATTTGATATGTTATATATTAAAACATTCACATTACCACAGAACCTTAAATACAATTTAGCGTTTTCTGTGTTTATGTGTCGTATGTTTTATATGAGAATTAAAGAATCAATACCAAATACAGTAGAAAAGAGAGCTGAATACTGGAAAAAATATTATAACACTGAACAAGGAAAAGGAACAACAACTGAATATATAAGAAAGGTAGGTAAATATGGAAAATTTTAATGCAGATACTTTATTGTACATCTCTACATTTATTGGTGTATATGTAGTATATTTACTAATAAAAGTAGGTAAATACTTTGCTGTTAAAACAAAGACAGAAAAAGATGACAAAATGTTAGCTAAGTTGGAAGAGTTTAATAGAGAAAACCTTACAACTATTAAGAGTAGAAGAAAATAATTGTGGTAAATATGAAAAAAGTACTTGACAAGCCTTTTTTGACGTGGTATATATAATTATACCCTGATAATGATACGCCTAAGGGGCGTACAATACCATAACAATAACAACACAACATTTCAACAGGCGATAACATTTTGTAATTAATTGCAACAAGTTATCGTCTGTTATTATTTATGGAGAATTAATAATGGCAAGAAGTAAATGGTCGGTAAGTAATGAAGCATGGAGAAATAATATTACAGCAAACAAACAACGTTATGCTGATGAAGGATACGATACTTCATTTTTAGATGATGCAATTAACAAAACTTATCAAGGTGGTCCATCTAAATATTATTTTAGAAGTGATGATCGTAATAAAGAGTATGAAAATTTACTAAACAATGCACTTAATCAATATAAAACAACTGGTACTGATTATCTGAACAAAACATTTGGTGGATATGGTACAACGAATGCATATCTTGATGATATTTTACGTAACAATTTTGATAGTTCTGCATATGTTGATAACTTTATTTCAGATCAATACAACGATGCTTTATCATCACTAGATAAAAACTATAAACGTGGTACTTTATCAGATACAGCATACAACAATGCAATTAAAAATCTGAATAAACAAAAATCTGCTGCATATTCTACAGTAAGAGGAGTTACTGGTAATTTAGGTGATCAATATAAAACAGATTTAAGTAATCTTGTATCAGGATATGCAACAAATTTGTCTGGTGCTGATACCTCTGCATTAAAATCTAGTAACAGATACTTAAATCCTCAACAATATGGTACAGAATTTAATACAGCTTTATCAGAAAAACAAAACCAATATCAAAATGATCTTGATGCTGCAACACTTGGATTAAATTTATTTGATACTAGTGATTTAATTGGTAATGCTCGTGTAAATTCTGGTGTAAGTAATACACAATCCAATGAATTAATGTCAGCTATTGAAGATAATACAAAAAAGAAACAAAATAAGGTAGGACTTGGTAATCAAGGAGTATTCTAATGGCTCAATGTAATATAAATGGTAGTGGTTCTGATAATGCGACGATGCAAGGTGCTGCTCTTGGATCAACTTTTGGTCCATGGGGTGCAGTAATTGGTGCTGGTTTAGGTGCTACTTCATCATATTTATCTGGTAGAAGTAAGAAAAAAGCATTAAAGAAAAAGAAAAAGATGATGCAAGATGCATTAAGGCGTTATCAAGCTGGATCTACAGATGCATATGGTAACAAATTGTCGTCAAGTTCAGATGGTAATTGGAATTATGATCTTAACTTAGCATCACAACAAGCACGTAATGCTGCAAATAGAGCTATGATTGATTCAGCTAATTATGTTCCGAAGTCAGCATCACAAATACGTAATGAAACTTTAGCTAATAATTTACTTGCTAATAATTTAACAGCTAGGGCTAATCAAAGTGCTGCAATGAGAACAGGTTTACGTACTGGTTCTAATTTAGGTAATATAGCTGCTGGATTTAGTAGACAAGGAGCACAGAATTTACGTAATGCTTATCAACAAGGATTACAAAATGCTAACAATACAGCAAACATTAATGCAAGAACAAGAAGAGATTTAAGTTCAGCTGCTTCTTCTGCAATGAAACCTATTACTAATATTCAATCTAATTTACAGAATATGGTAAATGGATTAAATAAAACTGTAATGAGTCAAGAAAACAACATTGCAAATGTTGCTGGTAATCCGTATTTATATGGTCAAGAATATGCAGATGTTATAGGAAGTTTAGGTCAATCAGCTCCAGAAGTTTCTGATAGTTTTGATCAAGCAACTGTTGACAATGCTAATCGTTCTTTGTATGATATGTATAATGATCATAATAAAGAATTTAGTGATTATGATTTGTATAGATTAGAAAACTTATTGGAATTGTTAAGAAATGTCAGATAAAAAACAAACACCTACAGATAAAAGTATTAAAGATATTCAAAAAGAAAACTCTTTTGAATCACTACAAGCTATGTTCAAAAAACAAAATGAACGAAATAAAGATAAACAATCTAACACAAAGACTGTTGCTGCTGGATTTTTATCTGGTTTAGCTTCTGGTGCTGTTGGTACTTTTGGTTTGTTAAGTGGATTAGCTGAACCTGTAGGTGTTGGTTTATTTAAAGTATTACACAAAAAAGAAGATTCTGAAAAAGTACCATTCTTAGAAACAAGTTTAGAAGCATTTAGTGATGATCCAATACTAAATAAAGCAAGTGAACTTGATACTAAAACAAGAGAAATACTTGGAGCTAAACAGTTTGAAGAATTAACACCAAAAGAACAAGCACTTGATATTGCTGGTTCGTTAATTAATCCAAAAGGTATATTAAAGAAAATTCCTGGTGTAGAAAAGACTGCAACTGGAATTAAAAAAGCAATAATAACTTCAGCTAAGAACAAAGCAGTACAAAAAGCTACTCAATCTGGTACTAAAACTCTTGGTGAATTAGAAAAGATTGGTAATAAAGCAGAACAAAAAGCATCAAATGCTGTTGATTTTGCTACTAACTTAACACTTCCAGGATTACAAGTATCTAAGAATGCTGGTAAATTACAAAAAGCTGTTGAAATTGGTACTCAAACAGGATTACCTGTTGCAATGAATGAAGCAACTCGTTATGGTTTAGGACAAGAAAGTATACTTGGTGATTATAGAGATGAAAACTTAAAACAAAATGGCATTGATATTACACCAATTACAGAAGATGTTGAACAGATAACATTACTTCCAACTAAACAAAAGATTAAAGCTAAGAAATATAAAAATTATTCTGATGTTAAAGATATGGAAGGATCATATCAGGTAACAATAGATAAAAATGCTATAAATAATACACAAGAAAAGAATAGTAAAATAGAGAATACTGCTAAATTAACAGGATTAGCTATAACTGCTGCATTCGGTGCACCTCTTGCGTTACGTGGTTTAAAGAAAGTATCAAATAGATTTGTACAAGATCCAGTACAAGCAGAACTAGCTAAACAAATTAATCAAACAAGTAAACCTTTTGAAGATACTATACCACTGTTAACTAAAATTGATAATGAAGTTGCAGATAAATTCGCATGGTCCAGAGTTGCTGAAGAACAAAAACTGATAAATAAAGATGTTGTATCTTCATTATCACGAGATGTTGGTAGTGAAATTGATTCTGCATTTAATACTGGTAATATACAATTAAAAGATTCTAAAGTAAACTTTGCTGTATCTCCTCAACAAGTTTGGAATGAACTTGATTCATTAGAGAGAACAGATAAAGCTAGTTATGATGTACTTAATTCATTCTTAGATATAAATTCACAGTTACAAGATGAAACAAATAAATTTAACTTGAAGAATGCTCATCTTGGTCCACAAGCTACAGAACTATCACCACAAGAATATTTAAAACAAAGACTATCTACACCACAGAATACACCTGAAGGACTAACAACAAGCAGAGATTTAGTACAAAAACTAAAAACACATCAAAATCTTCGTAAATTGTTAGATAGTAATCCAGTAACAAAGAAAATTGTTAACGATATTTCTAAAATTAGTGAAGGTCTGTTAAATGTAATGCAAGCTAGTGGTATGTATACAGCCAGACAGATTGAATCTATGCGTAAAAATAGAACAATTATGAATGAATTGTTGTATTATCCTCGTGTTGCTGATACTAAAATACCATTAAAAGATAGATTTACTAAGATGTTATTATCATCTACACCTAAACAGAATAATATTGATAACTTGTTATTTGGTCGTGGTGAGTTTGGTGATATTAAAAAAGTAAAATCATACAAAGATGTACTAGAATCACACATAAAAGATACATTAAGATTTATAATTAATAACGAACAGAAATCAGAAGTACTTAATTCAATGGCTATTAATTCTTTGAAACGTGCTTCAGATCGTATGGATTATATTAAAGCTAATCCTAAAACTTACTTAAACCTATCAGACAAATCAGCATTAACAGATATTAATAACCAATTAGTTGTACGTGAAATTGGTAAAGCTAATACACTACAAAATAGTAAAGATATTGTAACATCTGGAGATAAATCATTCTTCACTATGTTAAATGAAGCTGGAATAGATAAGCAAAAAGTAGCTGGTGATGTTTTGGATATAGAAGTTAATGATAGATTTAGTCAAAATGCTGGTGAAGTAAAGAAAGCATTATTAACTAGAGATCATGATGATACTATAATGTCTACTATTAAAGATGGATATGAAACATTTTATAAAGTACCAAAGATTATTAAATATTCATTTGATATAGATAATAAACTTCCTTCAACTTTAGCTGAAGGTGTTAGAGCTTTTCGTAACTTTAGACAATACGCAATTACTGGTAAAGTTGCTGATCCAACGTTCAGTTTTCGTAGTATGTTATATACAACACAAGAAAACGTTGGTGCATTAAAAACAATTGCAGAGAATGTTGGTATTAAAAATCCTAATACAATGAAGTACTTGAAGGAGTTTAGTTCAGCAAGTAAAGAGTTATATGCACAGAAGATTGCAGATTTAACAGCTACTGATATTACTAAAGATCTAGTAAAAAGTGCTAATGATCCAGGTTTAGATAATATGAATACAGCATTACTTAAATCTAAACAAGATGAAATACGTGCTAAAGTTAATAATATGTTACTAACTAAAGTACAAGAACAAGGAGCTAACTTATCTAAACCAATCAACAAAACAAAGAGCGGTACATTCTACACAATGAATACTGATGAAAGTTCAGTAAGTAAAATTAAAGATTATATATTCAACAATAATGTAGTAGAAAAAGCAAAAAAGATGTGGGCATATTACAATATATTTCAAGATGTTGTACGTGAAGCTCCTCAATATGCTATGTTGAGATATTTAGGTAGAGAATCTGGAGCAATTGTTGATGGACAAATAAAAGATGTACAAAAACTTAGAACAATTATAAACGATATGGGAAGATATACAGCATCATCTAGTAAACGTGGTACTTATAGAGGATTGATTGGTAATGTTGCTAATGTTATTTATAATTATATACCATACGGTAACATTACAATTCAATCAGTTGCATCTAAATCAAGATTACTTAAAGATGCTTTACGTAATTCTCAATATGCTAAAGTTCTTAACGATGCATTAGATTTGAATGTTCGTAATATTGATATACTTAAAGGTACAGCACAATCATTAAAGAACATTTCTAAATCTAAATACTTTGAAGGTATATCTGCAATTGTACTAACACCAAGCATTGTTGAGTATTCATGGAATTACAGTAATCAAGATAATGCTAATGATTATGCAGCTATGTCTGATTATGAAAGAGCTGGTAGTTTTGTATTAGTCAACTTCTTTGGTAAAGGTAAACATTTACGAGTACCAATGGATCAAGAGTATGCAGTATTCAAAAGTATATTACAGAATTATATTGATACTTTTATGCAAGGTACATCAGATCAATACATAAATCCAAGTATGAATTATAGTTCTCAAACAGCACAATCTTTAGCTAGATCTTTACAATTAGATCCAGAAGGTTTAATGAGTTTAGGTGCTAATGTTGGTGGATATACTTTAGATTTTGGTAATCTGTATAAAAATGAAAATGTTATTCAGAAAATTGAAGAGAATAAACTAGAAAAAGGTACTGGATATGCACAAAGACGACAAATACTTAACACAGCATTAGGTAAATTCGGTAATTGGATTAATACTTTTTATGATGAAAACAATCAATTCAAACAAGATTTACCTGTATCACTTAGAGCTAAAAATACTGTTGAAGGTATGGTAGATAATTTAACTAAAGCTGGTACTTTATGGTCAAGTTCTGTAAATGTATATAATGATACTAATAAATATGTAATGGATACATACAGAAACTACTTAGACAACAGAGAAACTGGATTCTTTAGTCATTTAGTTAAAGATAAGATTACAAATCAAAAACAACAGCAAGCATATGACTTTATTAAATCATATAAACGTAATAGACTTGATCCTATTATGAAAAAGTGGTACGATATTAATGGTGAGATGCGTTTAATTCGTGTAACTTCTAAGAATAGTAATGGTACTATGCTAGATTATAACGGAAGTAAGCAAGATGTTAATGAACTTAGTAAACAGTTACAAAAAATTAACTCTTTAATGTATAATGAATTAAAATATCTTGACATTTTACTAGAACAGCAATATGGTAAAGATATAAACATGAAGAATTTTATAGAAAAGTTACAAGGAGAATAAGTCATGTATGATAGAGATGATTACTTTGAACCAGAAGAAAGACAAGTTGATCCAGAACTTTTAGATGCAATTATTGCTGATAAAAGAGCTAAAGGACAGTTCAGAGGTGGTGATTTGGATTATGAATTAGCAGAAGATGAAGCTGCTATGATGGGAGATACTCCTTCACAATATCCTGATATTAGACAAATATTTGATCAGTTCAAATATATTTACAACAATTCACCAAGAGCAAGAAGTCAATTAAGAAATATTGATAATCCACAAGAAGATGTATATAATTTGTTTGGAGAATAACGATGGATTTAGGTGTAGGATTAAAACGATTTTTAACTAAAGGACAAAAGAATGCTAGAATGTTAGCAGATCTTAAAACTAATCCTAAATCTAAATATGCTAAATTATCCGATGCAGAGAAGAATAATCTAATACGTCTTGTGTATAAAGAAGGTATGAATGATGATGAATTATTTAATGCAATTCGTAATCAAATTCAAACTAGACGTAACTTTAATACACCTGAAGTAAAAGATTATACTAAATCTGTATCTGATTATGATTATAATGAACCTTTTGATAAGGAATTATATTCACAATTAACAAAACCTAACACTAAATTAGAACAACAAGCGGATAAAATACTTAATGAAGATGCTTATCGTAAATTAACTGAAGAGGATAAAGCATTAACACAAAAAGTATCTAATCAAACTAAAGATGAACAATACTCTGATTATATTGATACACTAACAAAAGAAGATTTACCTTCATTACGTAACAGAATGATACAATATAATGAAGGTAAACAATCTTCTTTATCACCAGAAATACAAGATAAACTTAAAAATAAATTTCTTGAATTATTATTAAATGATGAACCTGATCAACTTGGTTATGATTTACGTCAAGCTGATTTAGATAGACTTAATAAACAACAATATGCTATTGATCGTATGTATGATGAACAGATGAATCCTGAAAAATATAGATACAGAAAAGCTCAATATGATCCAAGATATTCACAAAGAAATCAAACTGGTAAAGTTCCATATAATCCTGAATTTACTAATTATGAAGATCCAAGAACAGAAGATTTAGATCGTGTACTTGAATATAGAATTAGAAAAGAACAAGAAGAGTTCCAACCTTATCGTAATTTTAATCAAGAGGATTTAAGATAATCTTATCTTTAATCACTTGTATATCTGTTGTGAATAGATTAGGACCTTCTCTATATTTAATTTTCTTAGATCCAATAAGTGCTAATTTATCTAGCATACCTAATTCATGCATAACGTTAATTATGTATTTATATTCAGGATTAGTACAATAGCTTTTTACTTTATTGTACAAATCTGAATGATATATACCGTTTGCTCCAGATATCCGAAGCATTCGTTGTATCTTTGTAATAATCTTGTCATAATTATCATCATCTTTTTCATTAATTGTATCATTAATTAATGAATTTATCTTGTCTTTAGTATTGTTTACTATTTTTATAGCAAGATCTATATGTTGTTTAGTAATTATAAAAGTTAAATCATTAACAGCTAACAATCCAGCAAGTTTTAGTACGAAATCTTGTTCTCTTGATTCGAATGTTCTTGAGTATAATTCTGTTGAGTATCTTCTTTTTGAATACCATCTACTATAGCGTCGAACTCCACAGTCTGATAGTTCGAGGTGTTCAGCTGTTTTAATTCTTTCAACAAGTTCTCTACCGTATCTTCTGATTGTTGTTGTGTCAATTTCTTTACCCCATGGTATTCTTCTTTTTCCTTTTTCTTCATAACACGTGATGCATCTTGACGTAAAGCCTGTTTCGATCTCTTCTTTGGTAAGTGCTTTAATGTAATTATCTGTAGTAGTACTTGAAATACAACTAATGAAACAATCACATTTAATAAGATTATCTGATCCATAATTAAAATTCTCCTTAATGTTATCATAACAGTTAGATAGTAAATTTATTATATCTTTATTCTTGTATAAAGATTTGAAATCTGATGTATTAATACCAAAAGTTAACAGCTTTTGTTTATTATATACACCAAAAAGGTTCTTATACATTGTGTATGTTGTTGGTATAGAATTCATTTGTATAATTTTAGATGATGTATCTTTAATAATATCATCTAATATTTGTTTAGTGTAGTGAAGTGATGTTGATTTTCTAGTAACACCACTATCACCAACTAACAATATATAAAAATTACAGAACAATGAAGCATTAGGACGATAGATTTGTAATTGTCTATTTACTAATAAACTAATAATCCATACAGCAGACCAAAAATCATAACTTCTTGGTGTTTCAAGATTGTTACATTCCTTCATATATTCTGAAATGAATGTATTTTTAGGTATTTGATCGTAAATATCACTTGGCATTATATTCTACCTCCTTCATTGTTGACCATCTTCTAATTCCTTGTTCATCTGGATATGCTTTTTTGAAATCCATACCAATTACAACATCTTCACCATTAATATTTAATGGTTTATTTGCCCATTTCCAGATTAACTTCATCATTAAATCTTCAACATCAAGTTTATATAAGAATATCAAAGCATCGTGAATATTAAGAATACATCTTGCTTTATCTTTAGGAAATTCAGGATCATCTTCAACATCTGCAATAATACTTGATACATAATCACCAATTGTTGATTGTGGTTTAAATGCAATTACGGAATCCATGTTATTATCTGTTATTGGTTCAAGAAAATATAATCTTCTTCCCATATAATTATACAAACATTTATTCTTTTTTAATTCATCAATCGTATTTTTCCATGCTTTTTGAATTTCAGGATATGTAGCATGATAACTATTAAATGCTTCTCTTGCTAATTTAATATCAATACCAGTTGTAACTGCTAGTCTATCAGCTTGCATTTTATAGTTAAGTCCATGTACACATTTTTTACCTAAGAACCTTAACGTGATTTCTCCGTCTTTATCAGGATCATCTGTTGTTTTTCCATAAGTTAATCTATCATAACTTGGTATTTCTTCATAAGGAATTTTGAATATAGCACTGGCATTCATTCTGTGAATATCCATGTTCGGATCTTTTGCAGCACGTTCAAATGCTTGTTTAAGTTTTGTTACATTCCAACCATATGCAACAACTTTAGCTTCTGCTTGTTTCAAGTCAAAGTATAATAAACCATAACCTTCATCAGCAATAAACATTGATTGTGCTCTTTGTGGTTGATTTTGTAAGTTAGTACCTGATCCCCACAAAACAGATGTACTACTTAAACGACCTGGAGCATTAATAGTTCCATACTGTTTATATTCACAACGAATACGACCATCTTCATCTATTTTTGTTTCAAGATATGTACTATAAAACTTAATTTCTTTTTTATAATGTAGATAAGTTCTAAGAATTTCTTTATACTCTTCACTAACTGTATCAAGTGTTAAGTATTTTTCAAGAGCTTCACCATCAACTTTTCTTTTATCAGAGAAGTTAGGCATCTTCATAAATCCATATACCAACATACCCATATCTTTAACTGAATTTAATTTAAATTCATCAAAAGGAATTTTAGGAAATGCTTTAGTTACTAAATCAAAGAACTTCTTTTTAATTTTGTCTAAATCTTCTTGAAGTTGTTGTCTTAAATTGTTACGTAAATTCATATCAACTTTAACGCCTTGAACACACATATTAACTAGATGTGGTTGTATTCTCATTACATGACCATAGAAAAATTTATCAAGTTTCTGTTGTTTTAATTCTTCATCAAGTCTGTAAAAAGCAGCTAAAGTTATACATACATCTTTAACATTATATCTCCAGTACTGATCAATATCTCCACCTTCTCTCCATGTTTTTCCATCATCTTTGTAATAAGGGTGTGTTGTATACATACTTGTTAAAAAGCCTAAGTTATGTGGGAGTCTTGGATATAATGTATGATGTGCAAGTAATGTATCATGATAACATTTGAATACAGGAAATCTATCTTTATATCCTAACCAGCTGTTATCGAATGAACCGTTCTGTGTAATAATTTTACTGTTTGGATCAGTAAGTAATCTACACAATGCTTTACGAATATTAATTTCTTCTTGTACTGTAAATCTATTTTTATCAGCATCTCTAAAATTAATACACATTCCTTCGTGTATATCATTCGCTAAACCGATACAACACATCTCATTACCTATTGTTTCAATATCAAGTGCAAAAGGTTTTTTGTCTAATTGCATCTTGTATATAAACTTCAATGCTTCTTGTGCTGTTGGATTAATTAAGTGATTGATATAATGTTTCTGAAATTTACTTGATACAAGTAAATAGAATTTGTATATATCAAACTTAAATATTACTTCCCATTTAGGCTCACGAAATACCATAATTGGATTGAATGTAAAACATAATTGTACATCTTTAGTTGTACCATCATTAAATTCTAGTGTATGATCAATAACACTACCTCTCCAATCAACAATACTTTTTTCATTCGTAAATATCTCCATACCATATCTACCTAGACAAAGGATATACTTTAAATTAGGTAAATCTTGTAATTCAAGATTAAGAATGTTACGCCAATTAATCATTTCAGTACCATCAATTTTATAGTTGTCATGATTTATTGGTAAGTTTCGTTTAATAGCACAAGTAATATAACATTGATTGTGATGTATATTATATCTTTCAAGTATCTTAAACAACATACTACCACTAGATGTTGAGAGTGGAGTGTTTAGTTTAATATCTGTTTGATTAGGATTTTCTAATACGATAGCAATCTCAGCATCTTTACTTCCTACTGAACCACATTCAACAGTCAATCCTAACTTTGATGCAACTTCTTTTAACTTAAAATTGTCCATAATCTAATACACTCCTCTTCTTTAAGTAACGAAACAAACTCTCAGTTGTTCCGAATATTTTTCTACATCTTGGTAATTTATCTCTAGGCACTGAACCTCGAATATAAATATACGCTCTGACTTTTCTTCCTTTATACAATCTACCAATCAATCGTAATCCAGGAATATCATGTTTACTAGTTGTAACTAGATACGTGTTTATAGTTGCCATCTTTCGTTTTACTCCAAACACGTTTAATATTTTTATTCATTTTTTCTATAACTTTAGTAGCTAGTACACTTGAATAATCATTACCAGATTCATCTACTCTATAAACAAATTCATCTGCAACAGATTTACATAAACATTGTCCAAGAGCTTCATTAAATCTAAGAATACCACAAGCTACGATAAACATATCAGCAAGTTCTTCATAAAAAGCATCAGGATTATCTACAAGTTTAAGAGCATCTAACATTTCATTATACTCTTCACTAAACTTAGTAATTTGTGACATAAGAGTAACATCTTTAAATAATTCTTGATGTTTATCTCGTACTCTATACATAAAATTTACTAATTTTTCCTCATTAATTGTTTCTAATTCTTTAATTTCCATTATTTTCTCCTTTGTTTTTGTAATTGATCAGCTAAAAAGTCCATACATTCTTCATCAATACTAAAGTTTAGATTATTCACTGCCCATTTAATATAACCTGGATCTTCTTCTATAATATCACCGATTGTTTTACCTTGATACTTCCCAAACGGCATATCACTATCCATATGCTTTGGATCATATACTTTTTTATTAACTTCAGTTATTGACTTAATTTCTGTTTCGCTTGGTATAACTTCATAAGCTTGTACTGTTCTCTTTATACCAAGTAAAGCATCATCATCTGCATCTTGTTTTGATGCATAAATATTTACTATCTCTTTATCATCAAATAAAACATATACCTTCATAATTACCTCTTTGCTTGTAACAATGGATTAGTAACATTCTTTAATGCAAATACAAAAGTTCTTTGGTCCGTAATAATGTTTACGTGTTCTTTAGCTCTTGTAATCGCTGTATAAAGATTTCTTCTGTTTGTCATATATATTAAACTTTTATCTAGTATATATGTAACTTCTTTATATTCTGAACCTTGAGATTTATGTGTTGTAATAACATACGCTAAATCAATATCCTTTTGTGGATTATACTCTACAATTTTTCCATAAATCGTAAGCATTTGTGATGTAGGTATTACAACAGTTTTATCACCAAAGTCAATTGTTACATCACCATATAATTTAATATCTGTAACAATACCACTTTCACCATTGAATACTCCGAGATCGTAGTTATTTTTACTGAATATTACTTTATCACCAATAAATAAATTGAAGTCTTGTATCTTTGCCCATTTATGACGTTCAATAGGAAATCCTTCTTCAATCTTTTCACCAAATCTTTTCATTTGTATCATTGTATTGAGTTTAGTAGTACCAACCCAACTGTTATTAGATGGACTAATGATTTGTTTTGATGTTCCGTAATATTCTTTATCTTTATTTACTATTTGCATTAAGTAATCAGTAGGTAAAGTATTTTGTGATGTAAAGTATAATTGAAAATCCTCTGTTCTTAATGGCATAATACCAAGATTAATTTTGTGTGCATTATCAATAATACTTGATCCATTCTCTTGTCTGTGTATTTTGTCTAATGTAACAGAAGGAAATTTACTTAACATCTCTTTAAATTGTGATGGTCTATTCTTTAATACAAGACTCTCTTCAATTGGTTCAAGCTGATTACAGTCACCAAACATACGAATAACACCACCACGAGGTAATGCATCAATTAAATTTCTATGTAATTCATAACTAACCATAGCATATTCATCACATAACACAATCTTCTGTTCAATTGGATTAGCTCTAGTTCTTTTTGGTGATGTTGCAACAAGTGGTTTACCTGTATTTTCATCAACTTCACCTGGAGTTGGATATTCAAGTAATCTGTGAATAGTCATTGCACGGATACCAGTTGCTTCATAAATTCTTTTTGCAGCTTTACCTGTTGGTGCTACGAGTACAATATGCTTTTCTGGTTCAAAATTTACTTCATTCTTTACTTTACTAAATTCATTTTTATGTTGTTCTATATAATTAAGAAGATGATTATATACTTCTTTAATAATTGTTGTTTTACCTGTACCAGCTTCACCTGTAATTGCTACTAATCTTTTACTCATATCAGTACAAAGATCAATTGCTTGTAATTGTTTTTCATCAAACTCCATAACCATTTCCTAATTTTATTTAGTTGGTAAGCTATATAAAATTATACATAGCCTACCAACATTATAACACACTAACTAAATTAAACTGTTGGGATTAATTATCAATTACAACTTGATAAAGAATGCATGTGGGTGTTCTTTAATCAAATCAATAACTGATTCATCTACTTTTTTCATAGATTTTACAATACGAATATTCTTTTCTGAAGCATTTTCAATAATGTTTCCTTCTGCATCAAGAACTTCAATCATAAAAGTTGTAGTAGATGGTTTACGTGTTTTAACTTCTTTAACTTCTTCTGTCATTTTTATATTCCTTAAACTAAATAAAATTAAAATAGATTGTTAGTTGTTTATACAGTACAACTAACAAAACTGTTGATATCATACTATAAAGAGAGAGGATATTATAATACAATATCAAAAAGTAACTGGATATATTATCCAATAACTTTATTCAATCTTGCAGTCAGATTACCTTCATACAATTCATTGATTACTTCAACTCTAGCAGCCAAACCAACCCAAGAATTTACATCAACTTGATTTGACATTGGAGCACCAATAGCCATACAAAATCTTTTCATTGCAAATTTAGATTGAGCAGACATATCAGCCATCAAGAATTTAGTCAAGATCGTACCATTTGGATTGCCGTCAGTGAAGTCAGCTGGATATTGATCTGCTGAAATCAAGAAACTAACTTTAACTATAGGACGATCTGATTTTGATTTAGTAACTTCTGCACTTTGAATTGTTGCATCGTAAGTACCTATTGGAAGTGGTTTAGGAGCTTCTACACCATTCAAATCTTCATCAAATTCAATAACACTGTTCAACATTTCTGTCATAATTAAATCTCCATTAAAATAAATTAAAATTAAAATTAAAAGTTACGTAAATTGTTTCAATGTAGTCAAATAAAACTATATATAGGTTATCTAATATAATAAAACATTCAGTACAATTTACAAAACTGTTTATTAAAGAGTGATTTTTGTTGATGATTCACACCATCTTTTAAACCAATCTTCAATTCCTTCACCACCATTTTCAGGTGTAAATTTCCATTCGACATTTCTACATTTAGTTGTATCAATCATTCTACTTTTCATAGGCATCTTTACACCAAATGGTTCAAAAAATATCTTTCTTTTTCCAGCTGTATTATTCATATACCAAATTTCAGACAACATAATACAAACTGCTGTATTAGAACTACCACCAATCATTACTGTTTGTTTAATTAGATTACCAAGATCGTCCATTTGTCCGTTATCTTCATGTCCAATAATTACAATATGTTTATTATATTTATTAGTTAATCTAATTAAATTGTTTAATGTTTGTTTCATATAACTGTTACGTCTTGAATAACCAGCTTGTGTTGGTACTTCTACACTTGCATTCTTTGTTGTAGATACTGCTAATTTCAAACACATATCAAGATAAGTAGTAGCACTATCAAATACAACTGTATCAAAAGTATTATCTTTTAAGTAAGTTTCTAATCCAAAACAATTATCCATACAACCTTGCATTACGATTGAATAATTCTGTTTACTCATATCAAACACAGCGATATCACCATCTTGATATTTTTTTAATTGTTTCAAACTATCACTACCATTTGGATCAAATAATAACCAACAAATTTTACCTGGAGCTGTACTTGCTAATGTAGTTTTACCACAGCCAGCTTGACCCCAAATCATCAAACTAATTCTTTTGTTATCCGATGATTTTGTATCATCTGCACTAACTCCACCAAGTTTAATATCAGAAAAATCCATTAATTAATCTCCTCAATAAAATTTTGTTCAATTACATCATCAATAATATCAAGTTCACCATAAAATTCAGTATCTACATTAACATCTGTTTTATCTTTTGCAACATGATAACTATCATAAGTACATCTACAATCAATCTGTTCTATATATACTTTTTGGTTAGTTAATTCTGCATACTTTTTAAGATACTGTAATCTTAATTTCTCTAAATATTCGATGTTGTCTTGTATTTTTTGAAATTCATTTTTACATACTTCTTTATCTGTAATAAATTCAGGAAGTATATAATCTTTAATACCATCACTCATCTAACGGACTCCATTTATCTTCAACCATTTCTTTATCAATAATATCTTTACGTCTATCTTTATTTTCACAGCAAATAGGCATGAATGTACAAGCTTTATAATATTTACAACAAGCATGTGTATTCATTGGTGATAATTCTGGATTGTCTTTATAATCATCAATAACTTGTGTTGTATGTAATACCCATCTACCCCAATCTTCAAAGTAATCAATATTACGATCTACTCGTTCTGTTCTAAATCCAATACCTGAATATTTAGGAAGTGGAATTTGCATACCTAACACTCTAGCTTGTAAACAATTAGAATTAGTAAAGTAACTAGCAGCTAAACAATATCCAGTTATTTGATGTGACTTAAACCATTGTTCACTCCAACTATCATCAAGTCTTGATGCTGTTTTATTTTCATGTACAATTAAAGTTCCATCTTGTCTAACATGAATACCATCTAATTTACCAATAAAGTGTATTCTTTTTGTTTGATTTGATATAGTTTCTTGAGTAACTAATTCATAAGTAATATCTACATATAAATTATACGGAATTTCAATACCAATTTTAGAGTTGATGTTGTTTTCATCTTCTACCCATACTGGCTCTGTTTGTATAATATCTAAAAAGTTGCTAAGATAATTTAATAAACTGTCTTTAATGTTAGCTATTGTTCTCTTTTTATCTTCTGGATCGTCATAATATTCCGAATGATCAATAATATAATTAGATAAAACTGTATATTGAGCAACTTTTGTGTAGTTAGAATAAGCATCATCTAATACTTTTTGCATATCATTAGGATTGATTAATGTTTTAAGATAATTCAAACCAATAAGTTTTAATGTTTCTTTATCTTCTTTCATACCTCTTTGATATACAGAGAATGCTCTATAAGCAGCATAACATCTATGACAAAGATCACCACATTCAAGAGCCATGTTTCTGTTTACATTAGTGAATACTTTACCATGAATATGTCTTAATATACCGTAGAATGGACAAGTTGATACTGCATTAAGTAATGAAAAGTCATAACCTCTATCAGTAACATCACCTGTATAATCATTTATTTGTATATTATTAATTTTCTTTACAAACATTACAAATTTTCCTCATTACGTAAATCATTTTTCATTGCTTTTTGATTTTGTTCTGCTCTTTTCTTTTGTTCTTCAAGTAAAGAAGCATTACAATTCATAACAGTTGTTAATGAATCAATCAATTGATCAATAATTGTTGCTTGTTCTAGCTGTGTTTTACGTAAAAAGAATATATCTTGTTGTTGTTTAATTAAAATTTCTTTAACATTAGGTGATAAAGAATCATCTTTAAGCAATCTTGCTTGAAGTTCACTGCCTTTTTCTATCATTTATTTACTCCAAATCTAATTGTATTTTAAGTGTTCGTAATTTATTTGATCTATCTTGTAATTCTTCAAGATATTTATCAACTCTAGCTAAACTTTTTTCAAATTGTGCAAGTTCTTTTTCTATTTTTTCATTCAACTTACCAATTCTTTTCTGTCTATTAGCTTCTTTAACTTCATTATAAGTATTAATTGGTGCTAAACGTCTTTCTCTTAATGCAGAAATAAAAGCAACTTGTTCTTCATCTGTCATTTCAAGAAATGTTTTTCTATGTATAGGTGTATCACCATTCATAAGTTCTTCTCCTTTAAATGTATCAATACTATACACTTTTATTTTTAATTAGTCAACATCTTTTTCTTGTGTTGTGGATAAATAATCCTTAACAAAATCAATAGTTTCTTTACTAACACAACTAATAGCTGTACAATCTGATTTAAGTTGATTTTCTATGTATGTTTTAACTTCAGGAATATTAATAACTTCTAATAAATCTACTGCATATTTAGTACCGAATACAATTGATTCAAATTTAGTTAAGATATTACGATATTGTTTTTTAAGATCTTTATATTTTAATATAAAATCTTCAACAAACAAATTTCTATAAACATCTCTATAACAATCACGTAAATCTTTACTAAATTTTCCTTCTCTAAATTGAACTCCTTTAAGTTTTTGATATTCGTATGTATCTTTTTTATCTTCAAATAAATACAAGAAATCTCTAGGCATACTATATGTATAGAATGAATTAATATTATTAGTAAGACTAAAATATTGAATATCTCTACTATTACTTTCTTCATCAAAATCAAATTTAATTAAATTTGGACTAGAATATAAATCCCAATCACTTCTTTTTTTGAATATCTTTTCGTGTTGTTTAATGACATTTTTATCTTCTTCATTAATAGGATATTCAAATCTATCAACAAACTCTTGCATCTTCTTTTGTGATTCAGCTAAAAAATCTTTAACTAATTTTACATCATCAAATTCAGGTTGTTTTGTTCTAATGTAATTTTTAATAATTTCCATTACATCTTTTTTCATTGCTTTAGTTAATACTTTTTTCTTCATAGTATATTCTCCTTAATTAAATTCTGTACCATCTGTTTGTTTTATTATTTCAAAATTACTATCAATATAATATACTCCATTATCTCCATTGTCTGTGTCTAAATCACTGACAATTCCGATGCCAACAGATAAACAAGAAGGTCCTTCAATAGCATCAAAAAAATTACATATAATCTGACAAAATCTTGACCAGAAATATTGAGGATCTTCATCAACTGTTCTAATTCTATCTCTAGCTAACATTAAAAAGTTCTCGATACTTGATTTTCTACCACGCCAATGTAGATAAATACCAATCTTTTCTTTAGCATTATCTTTATTTGTATCATAACTTACAATTACTGCTCTATTTCCCATAACAATTACTCCTTATTAATATTCACTTGCTGCCAACATTACGTAATTATACATAAAGATTTTATAAGTACCTTCAAGTTCTTTATCTTCTTTATCTAGTTTGATAATATAATTTTGTATTATCTTATTGTTTCCGTCTGTTATATGAATTTTAAATTCATCACCTTGAATAGTTACATCAACACTTAAGAATGGATACTTAAAATTTAATAAATTAGATACAACTTCAAAGAACTCAAAGAACGCAATATTATTATCTAATTTTTCTTTAAGGTAATTAATTCCATCTGTATATGCATACTTACCTACTTGATAATAATGTTCAGTACCATAGAACTCTTTAAACTTTTCACTATGCTTTATCATTTTCATTTCCTAAATTTTCTAAATAATCAAAAGTTTCTTTATTTACTGTTATTACTCTATCTTCCATAATCTTTTTATAATTAGGAGTACTTTCTTTAAGAGCTCCATCACTCATTTCAGCAGCTCTACCTGTAATTCTTGTAATTTGTCCTTTTTTATTTTTAATTATTTCAATAACTAATAACAATTTTTCATCTGTTAATCTTTGTTTACATTTAGCACATAAAGATAATGAATGTGGTCCATCACTAACTGGTCCCAGTCTTTTATTAAAAACAACTCCAATCATTTCATTACAAATAACACATGTATCTTTTGCTACAAAATCATTCATTTTATATCTCCTATATTTTGTTTAACATAATTATCAAGTTCTTCATACTTTTTATTTTCAAATAGCTCTGTAATTTTACTAGCTTTATCATACATTTTTGTACTGTATTTATTTACAGCTTGATAACTTCTTCTTTTTCTATTATCTAATTGAATAAATCTAGTATCTTCTTTAGTAGGCATTAGATCATAACTATAAACACCATTATTATATACAACTTTTTGCAGATGGATAAAATAACCTTTATTAGGTTCATCATCTTTATACCATATTTCAATTTTAAGATGATCGTATTTATCTGTTGGTTTATTTAATTTCTGAAACATTACATTAATCTCCATATAATAAATAAGTCACAAAGAAAACCGAGAATGATACCCATAAAGAATATATAATCAGAAACAGTAACTTTATTAGTAGATACAGTATCCTTTGTGTTATGGATACTTTTTCTTTTCTTTTGTTTATATCTTTTAACTGCTTCATTGTGTGCTTTCTTTCTTTCTTCATCTGTTTTATATTTGATTTTATTTGCCATTGTTATCTCCTTGTGTTAAGAATAAGTTAATCATTTCATCTATATTTTCTGTATATTCTATATATTTACGTTTATATTCTCCATTTGATTCTGAATTAGTAACTAACATTACAATACCTTTAAGTATTGCTGATAAAATATGTAATATAATCTTATTGTACATTATTATTGTTCTCTATTTCTTTTAATCTTGATCTTCTAGTTTGAATACTACAAACACTTCTTTGTATATAGTTAGATATTTCTGTATCAGTCTTTTTATGTTCTAATACTATAACATCTTCTAATTCAGTCCAAGCTCTTCGTTTATATTTAGCTGTTTTAGAAAAGTATTTACGTTTACCTTTATTTCTAACTAATCTAAACTTTTCTATATCTTTATAATTAGATTTACGAAAACTCATTATTGTCCCACCTCAATCAAGCTTTGAGTCCAATCTTCTACTGGTTCTATATTATATAGTTTACCTAAAAAACAAGTTTCATTAAACATTCCTATTTTAATCCGCCAATATACTCTAAATCTTCGTGGCTTTTCTTTATACCACCAATATTGTCCATCTTTATCCATAGCTACATAACCTTTATTCATATAAGGCGCTATGTTTTTCTTAAATTCATCTATCGTCATTTTATAATTTCCAATATTCTAAAAGTTCTAAGATTAAATCTTTAAAAGATTGTCTTGGTTTATTTCCAGCAGCTATATCATATAAATACATTAATATAGCAAAGATAACAATATATACCCAAATTGGAATAAAAAATATTTTTAACATTATCATTTTAGCTTTATAAATCATTCGTTAAACTCCTTTGAATTAACAGCCTCTTGCCAAGTTGGATATTCTGCTATCATTTTCCATTTAATATTTTCAAAATTTTTTATAATAAAACTATTACCAACACCGTTATTAAATATACCATAAAGAGTAGTTGGAGTAATACCACTTATTACAAAAAGAATATCTTTATCATATTTATAAATCTGTCCAACTTTAATCATTTATTTAATCCTTTGTTGTAAATTCTGTTACAATATTATCTACAGCAAGAGTTAATCTAGCTCGGAAAGTTTCATCTTGTTTCATCTTTTGAACAATTCTAGCAATTGAACTTTCTGATTGACTAACAAGTTCTCTAACTATTCTTTGTGATATTAATTTTTGTAATTCTTCTTTAAAATTATCACTACGAATAGTTTTTTCTATAGCATCTTTAAATAATATACTTATTGATGGTTCATATTCTTTAATTACCAAATTTACGATTGATTTTGTAGGATTATTATATCCATCTAATGATTTAATACCATTAATTAAGATAGTTTTTGTAGCGTTCAGAATTTCTTCTTCTAAATTTAATTCTTTTTCAGTCATTTCTTGTACTCCTCAATATATTCTAATTCAACTGATTGAAAAATAAATCCCCATTTTTTAATATGTTTTATCATTCCATCAATTGATTTAAAATTTCCTACATGGCATACTGTTTCATAATCATAAAAACTATAAGGTAATTTAGAACCTTTAATAAAATATACATTAAATTTTGTATTCATACCATCTCGTAATTTTTTACCATCACTACCATAATAAATCATATTTTGTAATTTTTGGTAATATGTTACTGAACGTTTCCAACCTTTAATTTCTTTTACTTTAATATATCCTATTTTCATTTCTCATAATCCTTTAAATCTTTAGCAATTTTATAATCTTCGGGATTGAATGGTTTACAATATCTATACCAAGTTCCTTGAGAAGTAAAATAACAGTCATTATCTTCATCTTTTTTAGTAAGTATTGAAATCATTTTATATTCAAAGTTTTCTTGATGACTAAAGACACATAGAATTTTATTTTCTATAATTTTATCCCAATCATATTCAGGCTCAATAATTACCCAATCATCTACTTCTAAATCTTTTCTATTTAATTGATAATAATCTCCATTATCAGTATATTCAAATGAATTATTACCTAAAATAATTGAACGATAAGAATAATCTTTATTAACTCTTTTAATTTCTCCACCATCAAGTAGATGTTTTTGTAATCTTTCATCACAAAATCTCATAATTCATACTCCTTATTTAATAGTTAATCAATCTTTACATTATACTGAAAATAAAGATCATGGAAAAAATCAGATCTAACATCTTTAGTTTCAATATCACCATCTTTATTTATAAATTCTACTGTATAAAGATTATAAGATGATTCATTATCTATATGTTTAGATACTTTAATAATAGTATATTTTGTATTATTTGATCTTTTTATATAGATATTACCTTTCACTGGTCTTGTTCTTAATCTTATTACCATGATCTTTACCTATTTATTTAGATAATTTATTTAAAAGTTTTTTATAATTAGTTAACATTTCCTTAAAACTAGCATCTTTTTGTGCTATCTGTTCAAGTAATGCTAATTTACTCATCTGTTTATAAGCCTTTTCAATAACTTCATTATATTCTTTTAATTTGTTTTCATTATCTATACATTCTTTTGCTTTTTTAACATTTATTGTACCGATAATTTCTTTAACTGTATTTTTATTATCGAACTGTGAATATTTTGAAAAGTCTTTTTCATCAAATATTTCTGTTACATATCCAATATTAAAATCAGTTTTATATATTCTAACAATGACTAAATCATTTACTTTTAGATTATAGCCATAAACATTTTTGTATGTATATTTAGTAATTTTACCATTACTTTTATTATTAAGTAAATTATCTATTTGATTATCTTTACCTATAAATATAATATTTACATATTTCATTTCTTTTTCTCCTTTTTATCGTGAGCTTTTACCCAATTATCTAATTCAATTAATCTATTATTTACTTCACTGGACCAAAGAGTATCAGCTTTTAGATATTGTTGAAGTAAAGATAAACTCTTCTTAACTTGTACATCTCGTACATAATCTATTATAGCAAATAAAACTATAGCTATACTAAGCATTATATAAGTAATCATTCATTATTCCTTTCTGATTATTCTCAAACCAATCACATTCACTTTGTTTTAATATATTTCGTACAACCTGTACTTCTTTCATTGTATAAGTATGATTATCTGTACTTAATTTATCGGATAATTCTTGATCTGATAATGTATCTATATAATCATAAAAAGCAAATACAAGTCCTACTGTTTTGTTACAATAATTCATAAATAATTTAAATTGATTGTGATATATTGGATTATAATATACTTCATTATCAAAGTATTCAAATAAATCATCAAGATCATTTTTTAGTTGTTTTGATATCTTTTGTCTTTTCATCTAAATACTCCTCTTGTATCATCTTCAATTCATTTAACACATTAACATATCTTTGAAGTGTTAAATAGTGAAGATCTCTGACTAAATACACTGCTATGTATTTAAGTGCTAATTCATAGTATTCTTTAAAGTATTTATCTTCAGGTGATATTTGTTTTGTTATATCATAAATACAAGCAATACATTCACCTGTTGAATGATATTTAAGTACCATGAATTGATATTTATTATTTAGACTAGATACAAAGCATAGACAACCATTTGAAATTGAATCTTTATATACTGGTATAATTAAACGACCATCATTATCAGTATACATTTTAAATAGTGTAATGTTCATTATGTTCTCCTGTGTTATGGATATATTATATTATTATATCAAAATGTCAAGATATAAATATCTTGTATACTGTTATAAATATCTTATATACAAGATATAAATATCTATTTATTAATTATTGGTATCTCTATATGTTCTTGTTCTTTTTCAATAACAAAAACCAAATCTTTATTTTTGTATATTTTATAATAAGAACCATAAGTAAACGTTTTATCATGTACACACCATATTATTATATTACCTTTATCATCAAAATCTATATGAGTATTTAACTTTTCTAACCAATACCTCATGTTGCAATACTCCGAAGTGTAAAATATTCAGTGGCTCTCGTCAACCACAAAGTTTTGTTTATGTAACAATATGCAAACAAACATCAATTAATACTTTAATTGCATCTTGTAAATCATTGATTTTATTACACATTTTATTACCAACCTGTACGTTTAATTAGAAAAAAAAAAT